GACATCATGAATCTGCCGTGAACGAACCAGATGCCACGAGCGATCAGCTTGGCACCAGCATCTTTGTAGAACTCAACGAAGGCAGTGTCCTCTGGGCCTTTGACGTAACCGTTGCCATTTTCACATGTGACCATGACCGTACCGTTGGGCGACACTGCCATCGCAAACACAGGTGACAGCACTGTCCACGAGTCGAGGGGCGTGGTGTTTTCCCATGACTGGTACTGAGCAACAAGGTCGCCATCAGCTACGAAAATGCTGTCTGAGGAAACACCAAGGTCACGAGGGTCACCGAACACCGGTTCCCATTCCCTATGACTGTGCGACAATCTCAAAGCGTACTGTTCACCGTTGTTGCGAGGACGGGACACGTCGATACCGTTCGATGAGAAGAACCGCATCTGATCCAACGCTGCCTGATCCTGGAACAGGGCAAGCTCTCTTGGATCCCAATCCAAACCTTCGCCACCGGACAGGTCGGTGCGTGACCATGCATAACCGATGTCCAAAACGTTCTCATAGATAGAGCCGGCACGGTCTTGTCTTTCGGCTAAAGAGTCACGGGTACCGATGGTGAGCGGCGCAGATGGGTTCGCGATGGTGCGGAACCAGGTGTCCCCGATCTTCAGGTTGTAGCCCTGCGCCTTCGGGTGGTCTACGGGCTGCCCGAGGGGGTTCGTACCCCTTGTTCCTGCGCTGAGTATGGTGGGCATCAAGGCACCTGATTGAACGTCGGCATCATCATGACCCGTGTCTTGTACTCCGTCTTCATCTCTTTCTCGGCGTCAGCCAGCAGCATGTTACGCAACTGATAGAGACCGCCGGCAATCGACATGCGAGAGCCAACGCGAATGTTCTGGGCTTCCAGCACGCTCTTGACCCACTCTGTCTGAGATGCCGGTACGTCACGGCCTGCGAACAGGTCAGCTGCCGCGCCGAACATCACAATACGAGCCCAGCGCTCGTCGACACCAAGGTCGTCGAGCAGATCTGTTTCCCATTGGGCCTTGGCCATGCGCCGACGGTACCGAAGCCAGACAGTGCCGAACGCAGCCGAGTTCGACACCATCTGACCCGTTGCCAGCGAGTTGCGGCCCCCATGCCCGGGATGTGGATTGAGAACAAGCGAGCGCCCACCGGTCATCGGGTGGAAGTCCACTATCTCCCCATGAATGTCGATGTCGGTCACGAAGTCACCTGGCTTCACGCTCAGGACTTCGACGGCGAGATCGTCGCCGATAGGGAAGACCCCGTCCGTCACGGAAGAGAGCAATTCGCTCGACGTGGTGAACAACTTCGGGTACAAGGTGATGAGATTGTCAGCCACCGACTCGAAGATTGCTGCTCTCGTGTAGACGGGGTTCATGGTGAGCAAGGACGGTGCCGTATGCTGCGCCGGCACGGTCCCGTACTCACCACGGGTCACGATTACTTCTTTCGGCTGGGAGTCATACGCAACGACTCTCATGAGCTCCTGACCGGACTCGAGAAGAGAGCCCTGACGCAGAAGGTTCTCGTCTTCAGGAACGGTGAACGAACCCACCTTTACCAGCGTGTCTGTAGCGCCGATGCTCTCGAGCAGCTGCACCTGTGCAGGCTGAGAGTCGGGTGGCGTGAGAATCTGCTGCAACAGTCGGTCGATGATCGAGCTAACCGTGTACGCCGAAGTGCCTTGACCTACCATCACGAACCCCCTGATGCTGGTGGGAACACCTGTTCGGCGTTCGTCTGAGATGAGCCACCATCGCCCTGGACAAGCGGTCCACCGATCTTGGGTTGAATCACCATCGGCAGCCATGTGTTCGGTGGCACCGTCATGTGGGTGCCGTCCTGGAACGTCACTTCGAACGTGTACTGGTATCGCCCAGACGGGGTGAGAGCCCCTTCAAATGGGGACCATCGGACCCACCCTTCAAGGTCTCCATCCTGGTCTTCGACGATGCAAGGCGATTCTCGTACGATGAGATCCCGAGGGAACAACACGAAGCCGCCCTTCCGCATTGCATACGAGATCGAGATCGTGACCGACGCACCGGTGAGATTGATTGGGTTCCCTGACCCGTCCTTCAGGCAGCGTGTCAATGGGGGCGCGGTGTCAAGGCGCGCGTAGTACTGGGTTTGATTCTGGTTCAGTTGTGCTGGCATCAGCATCCCTCTCGTTGACAAGTGCACGCTTCTGCTGGGTGTAGCGTATCAGTGACTGACGCCGGCCCAACGGCACACCCAACGGCCGACGTACCAGGACACAAGAATGGCACCCATTCCATACGGGTGTGTGCCTGCCCCTCGAGCGCAAACGTGCCTTCCATCTCGGCCTGTCCGGTGAATCCCAGCTCCGCGGACCCGACCAAGGCGAAGTCACGTTCTACCCATCCGTCGCCATCGAACTCGAGCAAAGACTCTACTTCCAGTCCGAAGTCACCAGTGAAGAACACGGTGCCATCGAGCGTAAGGTCTGCTTCTCCGACCAGCCCGAAGTCACCCGATGCTGGTGGCAGATGCACCCCATCGAACTGTGTCTCAGCTGTGGCTTCGAGTCCGAAGGAACCATCGAACACCGCAGTGAACGTGCCATCGAACTCGATGTCTGCTGTAGCTTCCAACTGGAAGTTGCCATCGAAGTCTTGGATAGCGTTGGTGAACGATACACCATCACCATGAACCGTCCACACCCTGCCACCAGACGAGAATGTAGATCCGTCAGAGACAGGTCCGTTCGGCAACGAAGCGTTACCGGCGTCGAAGTTCAACAGGTCGTCCAGATCAGGACCAACACCAGCAGCAACGAACACCGTCCACACGTTGCCCTTCCACGGTGCACCACCAAGATGACTGCCCCCAATACGCACTTCATGGTCCGTGTTGGGAACGAACGGCATACTGAAAGCAAAGACGTGGCTACTGACCAAACCGAAGTCCAAACGGTACGTCCATCCAGAGCTATCAGCTTCAGCTAGATAACTGTGTCGCTCATCGTTGGCGACAACGAACGGATCACTCACCTGATCTTGGATAGCACTCTGGTCACGGGTGCTCGCCCGCATCTTCTGTGTTGCTGTATCCCAAGCCCACAACAGGTCTTCCCCGTTGCCTACTGCACTCCTGTTCGAGTACAGCACCCTGAACCCGACAGGATCCAGAACGTCAGCAACAGATACCGAAGCCTGGACCTGCCAAGCAGCAGTGAACTCAAGGTTCGCCGTATGGGGCGTACTGAGATAAGACCCTGCGGACCCATCAAGCGTGAAGAACGCATCAGCAGCCATGAGCTATGTGTGATCGAGCTTGGAGCCTGCGTTGAACTTGAAGTTGGAACCAGCAGTCACCGCGATCGGAGCAACAATAGCACCCTTGTACCAAGGGTTACCTGCCGTCAGGTCGTCCCAAATACTCATGTGGCTGTACGTCTCCGTCGCTGCAACAGCAGTCCATATCACATCAGCAGCAGTCAACGCCTGAGCACGACCATCAGTCGATGCAGGTATCGGATCATCGAAGACAACCAACGCCCTTGTCGTCTCTGCAGCAGGGTTCGCAACAGCGTCCTTGCCGGGGTCACCGATATGCAACTTGATGTACAACGCCGACGGTGCCGGAACCGACAAGAGCTTGCCGAGCACGAACTCTGCCGTCACCGACGCACCTAGGTCTGTGAAATCCATGATGTCCTTTCCGCACTATCGGGCAGGGGATTTGCCGTCCCCTGCCCTCCAGCACAGTTTGTCAGGTAGGTGTATCGGTAACGATGCCGTGATACGAACGTGGTCCGTACTCGAAGCCGATCTCGCCGTAGATCTGGAGCCGTTCATAGGCACCGGTCTTGGCGAGTGGTTCCGTGAAGAACACGCCCTTGCCTGGGATGGGGAGCGTCACCGGATTGATGTAGCTCATGTCCGCAAGCAGGATGATGTTCTTCGGCAGGTACCGGTCGAGCGCCACACCAAACGTACCGAAGTCCGTGATGATGGTCTCGATGTTCACACCACCAACAGAGCGCGACCTGTCGGCCAGCCCGAAGTTGTTGGTGTACTCCTTGGACAGCGCAACCTTCGTGGAAGCGTTCATCCAGAGAACCGGTGTCATCATCGGAGCTTCCGTGTCGGCTTCGAACAGCGCAACAAGGAGAGCATCCAGTCCGTCACGCCACAGGTCGCCACCGGCGCCCGTGTCGATCTTGGCACCGAAGAACGGGTCTTCCGTGTCCTGAGCAGCAGCAGCGTCCATCGCTGCGACCGTGATGTTGCTACCAGGGACCAACGGTGTCGGGTTCGTCTGACCGGCCCCAATGAGCAGATAGTCAAGGAAACCCTGAGCCTTGCGAACGAGCGCAGGGTCGTAGGTTCCACCGAACCCAGATGTCCCCGAGCCTGCCGGCTGAGTCTCTGGATTCAAGTACGTTCCGTACAGGGAAGTCTTCTGCAAGTCACGGGCAATCTTGCGGAGCTTCTGGTTGATGGCCTTCTGCATCGGCGTGCCTTCGGCTTCGACGATGGAACCATCGTTCGGGACGAGAGCACCGGTACGGGCGTCTCCACCAGCACCGATCTGGCCGGACACCGCATCACGGGTGTAGGTGAGAGCGATGGAGTGCTGATGAATCTCAGTCACGCCTACGCGCTGGGCTCCGAAGAGCACTCGCTCGTCCTCAGGGGTCCAACCCTCAGGGCGCGCGTTGTTGTTGGACGACTCTTCGCCCTGCTCGATCTGGAAGACGAAGTCCTTCGTCCGAAGGGTTCTGCCGTTCCCCATTCCACCGATGGCTGACAGCCAAGGCACGATCTCACGGGTGAGATAGTACATCTGGCCTTGCCATTGGGGATAGTTGAGCGTCGAAGCCATTGCTTCGTTGACGGGCTGCGAAGACGCTGCTGCGCCTGCGTCTACTCCGTCAGCTGGATAGACGTCTGTGGCTGCTAGGCCCGTCTCTCCAAAAGGTGGTGCCGGTGCGATTGCCATGTGAGTTGACTCCTAAATCTATGGACGGGCCTGGCGGTCCATCATGTCCTGCATCTGAGCAGCCATGATCGCCCCTTCAGCCCCGTAGTCGCCGTCCTGTCTCGCTTTCACGAGACGTTCTTCGCGTGTGGTTCGGACTTCAGAACCAGCAACATTCCCGACCTGATCGAGCTGAGCTTGGCCCAGGCTGATCTGTTCAGCCTGTGGATGAGTGACTTCTGGGGCAGGCGCTGGCTGATAGCCATACTCGTCGAGTGCGAACTTCAGGATGGAGTCCTTCTCTGGGTCTCCATCGTAGGTCCGCGCAACGGCCTTTCCCATGCCTGTCTCAACGTCGAATCCAGCATCCGCGAACGCACGCTTGCGTTCCTTGGCTTCCAGATCCTTCACCTTCGCATTGGCTTCCGTGAGCTTTTTACGAAGTCCACCACCGGATGTTTCTTCCGTGGCTTCTTCTGTGGTCGGGGCTTCTTGCGTGGTCATGTTGTCTCCCTTGTCGACTCCACCGATTAACGGTTCGTGGCAAAGCGGTGGGGCTTGCCAGCCGAGGGGAGCTTTGGGAACAGAATACATGAAGGGAGCTCCCGCTCTGAGACCTTCAGTTGTATCTGCCCAAATTACGTCAGTTGGTTAGGGCGGTCACCACCTGAGAATGTCATCATAGCTCATCCAGACCAGAAACGCCACCGGTCTTCTGCGAGAGTGCGTAGTCGACCTGCTTGCCGCCTGTGAACGTTGAGTCTTCCTGCGCTCTCAATCTGTCTATGCGGAGCCGTTGTTCCTGGTCGCCGAGCTCAACGCCACCAACAAACTCTTCGATGTCGAACGTGTCGTCGGGGTCGCCGTGCCGTTGGGCAAGAACGTTCAGAACGGGGAGAAGACCTTGCGCCGAACCGAAGATGGTGTCGGCCCGCGCTTGGTCCATGCCTTGATCTTGAAGCATGGATGAGAACTCCTTCGCTATGTCGAAGCCGTGCTGCTTGCCAGACCCACCAATCTCAGCGACAGAGATTTGCTTGGCAAGAATGCGCTCCCCAAGGTCGGGCGAAAGAGCAGATGCAAGAAGAGCGCTATCGGTGAGCTCTACCCCGAAGTACTCCGAGTAGACGTTCCTCAACGCCAGAGAGCGAGAAACGATGCGGTCGTACATCGGGTTAACCCTATTCAGTTCGAGTTCCTGTGGGGTCACGTCACCTTCGATGAACTCACCGTACCTGTCCCTGAACACGCTCGGATCAATGCCCACATTGATAAAGACTTCGTCATAACCAGCGATGGCTGTGGCGTAATCGTCTTCCTGGTATCGGGGTCGACCGTCATCGGTCATGTTGCCAGGGAACCACGTCCCATACCGAGCGTCGGCTCTCACAGCAGCCCACGCCTCGACGGGGTCCTCGCTGACGAGATAGGCACCGATGAATACATCCAGCGTGGCTGTCTCGAGCCACCCATAGATCTCTCGCAGCTTGTCTGTGCCCAAACTCATACGACACCCCTTACGTTCTTGCTCATGCCAGTTGAGATGGCGTTCCCTACTTCTCTGACAACCTTGTCGTAGCCACGGTCGAACCCTGCCTTCATGATGGTGTCCGACGCCTGCTTCGGGTCGTTGAAAGCCATCGCCTGCTGGATGGCCGTGTCCGTCTCGTCGGCAGGCGCACCCCAGCGGCTCTCTGCGTAATTCTTCCACGGCCGCATGATGGACTCGTACGACTGATTCCTGTCGGTGTAGTTCGAGAACAGGGTCACACGCTGGTCCTTCAGTGACTCGACGAACTCCATCTCACCGTCGGGGTCGTTGCGTATCCTTCCTGCCGCACTCTCTATGTCGCCACTCGACCAGTCACCGAACTGTGGTCCCAACCACTTCGCGAGAAGGCTCCGAACGGTATCCTCGTCCTTGCGCGACGTGTCAACTGTGCCAAGGCCGCTCATGAAAGCGCTTGTCTCGGTGGTCATCTGGTGAACACTGTACGGGTCTGACACAGCAGCGACCTGAGAGATGAGCATGTTCTCAGTCCATTTACCGGTCGTGTACTGAGTGGACAGGAACTCAACCAAATCTTCAGGAGCCCCTGCCATGCCAGCCTTTGAGAGATCGTCTGTGACACGAGCCATGTTGGACTCCATCGTAATCTCTGCTGTCAAGGGGTCGGCTTCGACCTTGATGAGCCATTCTCGCTCGCCTTCTGTGTGCGTCTGCCACCATTCCGTGGTCTCGAGTTCTGGCTGCGTGACGGCGCGGCCTTCGATGGCAGCACCCATAATCAGGCCGACAACATCTGGCTCGAGCAGATAAGGGCGAACCTGAGCCTGTCTCTCATAGATCTCAGCCCACGAGAGCAATGGGTCTTGTTCGGTCTGCGGTATCTCGAGCGACGAGCCCTGCCCGAGAGCCCCATACGAGAGCAGTTGGGCGTTCGTTACATGCCTGTCGGCTTGCGGGCTCTTCACGTCAGGGCCGTAGTACGCCTGCACGGTTGAGCTGTCCGGGATCTCCCAGTAGATGGGAAGCGGTGGGTCGGAGTCGGGGACGAAGTAGACGACAAGGGTCGTCTTCGTGTCTGAGTTCCACCACATCGCGGGGTTCCCACCGATGACGTTGAACCGTCCCTGGTTGTTGTCCGGCGTGTAGTCTGGGAAGTCCTTGACGTTCGTCGTGTCAACGTTAATCGCCATCAGGTCATCTCCCCTTCGTTCTCTTCTTCTTCACCTATCAAGCCAAGGAGCTCGGCCCTTCCACCGGCTTCGATCCCTTCAGGGTCATGTCTCCAGTCGACCCGACCTTCACCACCAGTGACGACATTCGACAGCGAGCCGAGTTGAGCAAAGAGCATTTCGGCACCCGACGGGGTACGGGCAGCTTTCTCTGTCTGCGATTCGTCGTAGAGCTGTCGGATGGTGGCTGCGTATGGGCCTTCCACGGTCGGGTAGCCCGAGCCCGTGATGGTGGTGTATGTCCCACCGCCACCCACCAGGATGCGTCGCCCCTGTGTCGACTGATTCGGGTCGATGTCTTCTGGGATCCCACCCTTGTCCTGAGCCCACGCCGACCACTTGGTAACTTCACCGACGAACCCCATCATACCGGGTGAAAGGGCTTCGATGTCAGCGCCCGTGATCTCAGCCGGCTCCTTACGAGCCTGCTTGATGATGGCGTTGGCTGCTCCAGCGCCTTCCTTCCAGGCGACAGCCACGAGACCCCAGTTGCGATACCGCTGATAGAGATTGTCCATCCAGTACGCAGCCACATAGGTCTGCGCTGCCGTGTCTGCCATACGAGCGTTCGTGAGCCCAGCGCCCTTGGAGAGATTGCCCCAATCGCCTGGCTGGAACATGTAGCCACCCTTAGAGCCACCCCACCCACCGCCACCATACCGATGCACGGCGTACATGAAGTTACGCAGGTCTTGCGAACGGTCGAAAACGGGAGTGTCTGCCCCACCGACTTTGGTCGCTTCATTCTGGGACTCCCTGATGCTCTCGTTCTCGGTGAGAACACCGCCTGCGTCTGGTCTTAGAAGTGCCATGTCAGCCCCCAATCGCTCGGTCGGCAGCAAGGATGGAACCAAGTGCGGCCTGTGTCACGCCCCTGGACATCTGAATCTTGTCAAGCGTCCCGAGCTCGTCCTGGTACTTGGACCCGAAGTCTTCCTGGAAGCGTGCTGCGTAGTTCACGTCCTGAACCGTACCAGCACTGGTGCCACCAGACGCAAAGAACTGGAGCTTCTGAGCAGCAGCCTGAGCATCGAACTCACCGCGGTGGTCGGTGCCCATCTTCACGGAGAGCAACTTGACCTCGGCGTCAGAAGGAGCACGACCGAGCTTCTGCTCGAAGGTAGCCTTCACGGCCTGCGAGAGCTCTGCGTAGTCGGGAGCGAGATACGCCGGTGGGCGCCAGATGCGAGTCGTCCCACCACCACTACTCCTACTGCCGCCACCGGACGGCCTGCCACCGAACCAGTTGTAGGTGTACTCTTGGGACGCTTCGAAGTCATGGAGGCTCTTCACGAACCCTTGCGGGTCTCCTTCGTAGTTCTCGTTCCCTGCCGACATTCCGGTCTCGGTGAACTTGAGAATCTGGGGATCGATCAACCCAAGGGTTCCGATCTTGTAGACACCAAGGTCCGACGCACGCTGCTGGAGAGCTGACAGGTCTTCTCTCGGCATGTCGATGAGCATGTTCGTCGCATCGCCCTTGAGATACTGGAAGTGCAACGGAACCTGGATGGTCTCGATGCTGTACTCTTCTTCGAACGGGAACAGTCCACGCTGGATGAGATCCCTCATACCCGACGACAGGCTCAGGTCGTCCTTGAGCACATCTTCGTACGTTTTGCGTGTCACCGAGTCAGCGAAACCGCCACCGGTCGCCGTGCCACCGTAAAGGTCGTGCCAGTCCTTCAGGCTGATGGTGGGGGTCGCAGCGACCACGTTGACGTTCGCGCCTTCGGGGATGAACGCCCCATCTTCAACGAAGTACGGTCTTCTGCTGTCGGGGAGACTGTCAAGGAACCTGATCTCGCCAGTGAACTTGTCGAACTGGCCGATGTCGTTGCCGTTGATGTCCACGGTGCGTCCGTCACCCGGCTCGATGTAGAAGATGTTGTCGCTCAGGTCGAACTTGACCAGCCAGCCGTTCTCAACCAGAGTGTCGTGGTTGTCAGCGAACTCGCCGTCATAGACGATGGCCAGCTTTTCCTTGCTGGCGTTCCAGTTGCCATCTTCGTCCTGCCCACCGTAGGTCAGGTTCGCTCTCAGTGAAGACATCTGTTCGGGGAACATCTCACCGATGATCTCTCGAGAGTCGAGATCAGATGGCTCCACGGCAGCCAGAATCGCCTGGACAGCATCGGCCGTGTTCGTCGTGAGATATGCAGCAGCAAGGTCTTCGTGGGTCAGGTCGAGATCTTTGTTCTCGAGGGCACGATCCACTATCTTCTCGATGTGTGGGTCAGCACCGGACTTGATCGCTATCCCTTCGGCTTCTTCCTGCCCGATGTAGGCAGAGCCACCCTGCTCGGCGACGATCTCTTCGACTTCGCCTTTGTCGGCCCGCACGACGCTTTCAGCAGCCGTCTCGCCGACGACTTCAGCAAGAATCTCCTGGATCTCTTCTTCTGTCTCGGCTGCTTCGATCCTGCCCCGTTGAACGACGTTGCCTGGGTCGATGTAGGCGAGAGCATTGTCCCGCGCCTTCGTTAGCGACGTGGTTTCACCCATTCTGACTCCTCATTTCAATATGGTCCCTCATGTCGCTCGAGAACAGCGTCGTCCATGCAGAGATGAAGCTGGGCTCTTTCACCTTCAGCATCGTAGCAATGGCGATGAGTTCGTCACGGATCTGCACAGCTTCGGGCTCGTTGGAAATCTTCCACCAGTCCTTGCTGTTGCCCGACCTCAACGAGATGGCTTCAGCGTTATCGCGAGCAGCAAGGTAGGAGACGACAGCAGTACCGATGGCAGAGCTCTTCATCTCTGGTGTCCATCTAGAAATCTCGTCCAGCTTCTCTTCCGGTGACATCGGGTTCGCCGTGCCTGTTATCTCTCGGTTATACCCTGGGTAGTCCTTCATGAGAGCCATCTGGAGCGAGTAGAGCTGTTCGCTCACCTTCTGCTGATCGACCGATCTGTGCGGCGACTCTGCAAGGAAGGCGCTGGCCGACTTTCGGAACCGCTCCATGATGACGTTCGCAGCCAGCGAGTTCGACTTCTGAGCCCACTGCTCAGGAGTGAAAGACACTCTCGTGCCCTCTTTCAAGGTCGCAATGTAGGCGTCGTAATCGAACTCGTCGTTGGCGAGATCGGTCGGGTTCAGGAGATAGGCAGTGCCCGGGAAGTTCTGATAGATCTCTTCGTTCTCCTTCTTCCACGAGTAAGCGTTCTTCGTCAGTGGGGCGTTCGTGAGAGCCTGCGTCTTGCCAACCATGAAGGTCTGTGGCATCAGGCCGTACATCCCTGTGAACTCGTCGAAGGCCGACGGCTCGTCACCATCGTGCTTCTTCAGCGTTTCATTCCACTGATTAGCCATCGTGGAAGTGAAGAACCACGAGCCGTTCTTGTCTTCCGTGTTGTAGGTGAACGATGGAGCCGTAGGGCCAGCAGCAGCAGCGAGCCCACGGATGGCGTACAGCCACCCTGACTTCTTGGACGCCTGAGCAAGCGTTTCTTTCATCTCTTCTGGTGTGGAGAACGACCCTTCACCGCGCCGGACCATCATGCCAGCGACTTCGATGGTCGTGTTGGCACGGATACGCTGCTGGTCTGGTGTTAAGCCTTTGTCAGCAGCCATCAAGAACTTGTTCGCCCATGAAGGGATGAGCGAGTCGACGAAGTCACCGACAGACGACACGTTCGGTTCGCCGAACGGAAGGAGCAGGTCTTCAGCCATCTCGGCCGATTCGCCGTCGAACTTGGAGAGCACCCACGAGATGGGAACAGCCGCGAGTGGTCCGATACCCGGGATCGCAGAGCCGGCAGCCATGTTCACACCCTGGACGTTGAACCCAAGGTCGACCGATTCCCCTTCGGCAAGGATCTCCTGCTTCGCTAGAGCGACACCACCGACAGCTCCGACGGCAGCGCCCTTGATAGCACCTGGAAGACCGCCACCGAGCAATCCACCGATTCCGGCACCAGCAGCACCGCCGATGAGCCCACCAGCAATCTCGTTGCCCTGAAGCATCGACGTCAGGTGGGGGATGGCGAACATCTCCTGCTTCGTGCGTGGGTCCACATAGAAGAACCCAGAGCCGTCATGACCTTCAACGGTGAATGCACCTTCTCCGAACTGCACATCTTCCTGGAGACCCTTGTATGCCTGCTGGAAGCGCTGGAGTGTTGCAGGGTTCCCCTGCACCAGCCTTGACCATGTGGAGATGATCTCGAACCACGCTTCAGCGAACGGCATCACGATACGGAACATGTCTGAGAAGTTCGACCTTCTCGACAGGTCATACAGCAGCTCTTGCGTCTCGGTGAGCGCTGCTGCCTTGGCGATGCGGTCGACTTCTTCAATCGAGAGCAACTGGTTCGGACGGTTCGGCAGCATCTCGTTGAAGGCGTGCGCCACAGCCTTGTCGTCTTCCACTTCAACACGCATGGATGACGCTTCGGATTCCTGGTTCGCCAGACGAGCGATCTCGTCGTCAGTGGCATCGAAGTCGTCCTTGAGCTTCCTGATCTGCTCAGGGCTCAGCTTTCCTTCTTCGATCTTCGAGATGTCGGGAGCGATGCGTTCCTGAAGACTCTCTCGAGCAGCCTTGGCCGACCTGAACGTCTCTTCGTTCTCAGCGTCGGTGAAGCGTTCCATCTTCGCCTTGCCGGCAGCGTAGTCAGCCGAACGGGCCGCACCAGGCATCATGCGCTCAGGTTCGACCTCGATGTCCGCTGCTCTCTTGCTTTCGACCTGGAGCTGTTCGACGCGGGGAGTGTCTGGCTCCGTGATGCGCCACCTGTCGCCGGTCTTCTCGATACGGAAGGTGCCACGCTCTGTCTTGACGACATAAGCACCGTCGGCGATCTTCTCGAGCTCACCGACCGGTTGGCCCATCCTGACAGCTTCGGGGACGGCTTCGCCTTCAGACCGCCGCCTCGCGAACTCTGCGAGTCGTTGCTGGTCCTTGGGGATATCAGCAGCCATCGACGCCTGGTCTCCCAGCCGTGCTTCCCTGTATGCAGCTCTCGCTGCCTTCAGTGTTGGGTACGACTCTTCGAAGTCACCCTTCTGCGCCGTGACCGTCCAGTTCTTGCCGGTGCGCTCGATGGAGTCACCGTTCGGGTACTCGTAATCACCAGCAGCTCGACGCACAGGCTCTTCAGATTCGATACCCCTACGGACGAAGTCTTCGTCTTGGCCGACACGGGTCGCCAGATTCTCGATCTGTTCGTCAAGGTCGGTTGGAATGGGCTCGAGCGCAGATTCTTGCTGAGCTCTCATCTCGGCACGGATAGCGTCTTCGACATCGGACGGGGAGCCGTCCATGTGGGGCGACGGGTCGAGCCCGTCGACATAGGTGTCGGGCATCTCGTCCATGGCTCCGTAGAGAATGTCGAGGTCTTCGACGGCTTCTGCGTCGAACTCGTCTTCCATCGACTTGAGCCTGCGCCCAATATCGTCACGATGGCTCTCAAGCTGGTTTATCAGCTTGTCGACATCGGCTCTCTCAGCAGCACTGACCTGAGCACTTTCAGCAGCTTGGGCCTTCTTGAGCGCCCGAGCCCTTTCAAGCCCTTCAGCAAGGTCGGCGTCGAGCGTCTTGAGATCAGTACCCATATCCTGGATGATGCGGTTGTAGCGACCGACATCGTAGGAGTCGCCTTCCATCAGAGACTTGAGCCTTTTCACGGTCGGCTCGAGGGCTTCCTTCACCTGGGCTGGGGCTCCAACGAGCTCATCGTTGAGATCTGCGTACAGGCGCTCTGTTGTCCTGACCTGCTCGTCCATGCGTTCCGAGTAGCGCAGAGCCTTCCTCGTCGCTTCTGTTGTGACGCTCTTCTTGGAAGAGCTCATTAGGCGCTGGAGCTTGTTCACGGTGTTCGTGTCTATGAGCCCCTGATCGGCAAGGTCCGTGACGGTGTTCCAGTACGAGCGTGTGAACGCTGGCGAACGGGAGAACCTGTTCGTTGGCTTCCCCATGAACAGGTCGAAACCCTTGTTCATGGCGTTGTCGAGCTTCCCTACATCAGACTCGTCGACACCCTTGACAGCCTGTGGCGCACGCAGCCCATCATCACGGAACCCCTTCAGCGCCTTGGTCGCCTGTCGTTCGATGCTGGCGTTGATCTCTCCGCTGAAGTTGACGCCACGAAGGTTCCCAGAACTCACAGCTTCAAGCAGCTCGGTCTCCCCACTCTCGGTGACACGGAACTGAACCGTGCGAGCTTCGGCCACAATGTCGTCACCCAGAAGGCTGCCTTCTTCGATCAGTACGGTGCGAGCGTCTGGGTCCAGCTTGACGAACGATGCGTCGTCAACGGTGCCCCTCGAGCTTAGGTAGTTCATCTTGCGGTCGACATCAGCATCGGGCAGCCCTGAGCGAGACAGCGCACTGCGGTGTTGGTCAAGGCTTCTTGTCTGTATCCGCGTGCCCTGTCCGGTACCCTTGCCTTTAGGAACGAGCGAGTTCGCCTGCCGAAGAACGCCCTGATCGGCAGCGTCGGCAGCACGCAGACGCTCGCCAAGGTCGTTGTACCAGTATCCGTCGTCTCTCAGGGTCTCGTAGCGCCCACCCGTCTTCAGGTGCAGACGTGCGTACACGGACTCGATGTAAGCATCAGAGCCAGCGCGAGTGTTCAGAGACTTGTGCCGCGGGGACCTCGCTGAACCCATCAACTCGAGACGCTGAGACGCCAAGTCCCCGTCGAAGAACGACTCCTTGACGGCATCGAGCCCACGGGCATCGCCCGGGTCGACCATGGCCTTAGCCACGGCTGACGACGTTCTGTCTGACTGAAGCTGGTTGAGCTCGCGGAACCACCACTTGTCGTAGTTCTTGTCCTGCATCTCGACCTTGATCCAGCGCTCACCGCCGTATCCACCCGGGGAGTCGAACCATGTCCCACCACGGCGAGACATGGCGTTCTGATAGTCCGTGGCGAGCGAAAGCGAATCTCCGTACACGTCCGAGTCAAGGAGCTTCTTGCGTGTGGTCATCCCCAACTTCAGGTTCTTGTCTGTCATCGAGACGACCATGGCACGGAACGGGTGGTTGAACTCGGACAGCCCTGCTGCCGCGAGACGGGCCTGCTCTTCTCCGACAACACGGATAGTCCACGCTGGGCGCAGAAGGATCGCTGGCTTCCAGATACTCATGAAGTTGTCGGCAAGGCGCAGCCCCATCCTGTCCTGGAACTGCTTGTTGTACCAGATGGAGCCCTTCGACGGATCGCCTTTCCCCAGTCTGAGCTGGTTCAACACGCCATCGGAGCGCTTGATGAAGTCGGTCATCCTGCGAATCTGGCGTGGGTCGCCCGGAACCGGAATGAAGGTTCCGGCCATCTCCGATACGATGTGAGCCAAGGGCACCGGCACGGATTCACCGTTGCCGAGCAGCATCGTGAACACTCCGGGATCTTGCGGGTTCGCAGCTTCATCAACGAAGTACCGGCGCATCTCGTCCTGGTTCTTGTAGATGGCTGTCATGCTGTCAACGACTTCTTCAGAGACGCCAGCGTTGTAGAGCTTCTTGCGATAGCTGCCCATCATACCTTCGACGACAGCAAGGGCACCGTTCACGTTGTCGTCGCCCAGTTCGACCCATCTCTCCAACGCCTTCTGTGTCTCTTCCGGTGTCAGGTCGAGCGAGCGAGCGAGTCGTCGCACCTGAGTGAAACCGGCACCAATGTTCGAGATGTCGATGCGTTCACCGGACATTTGAGAGAACAGCCGTGACGTTGCTCGAGCATTTCTGCCAGACGCACGACGACCGAGTCGCCCTGTCGCAGCGTCGTAGATGATGGACGAATCCATCCTGCGTGCGCGGAACGATGGACGGAAACCACCGTAGTCGGGCATCGCACTCTGGACGATGTCGTCGACTTCACGATTCACGACGACGAGGCCGGACTCTCTCCGGTTGAGAAGGACACGGGAACGAGCTCGTAGGTTTGCACCGCTCACCTGTCTGCCCGTCATCGACGCTGGGGAGTCGAGGGCTTGCCCGAACATGGATGTCTTCCAGAACTTCTTGTTGATCTCAGCGCCTTCACCGGAGACAGCGTTGTGGACCAGTTTGTACATCTCGTCGACATCGTTCGTGGCAGCCACCTGTCGGAGAAGTTCCGGTGACGTCTGTCCGGTTCTCGTTGCCGGCGAAAGGATCGAGTCGATGAGCGCAAGGTCGTCGGTGTCCGACAGGAACTTGAGAGCACCACGGCCGATGCCGGTATTGAGCGCCTTATTCACATCCTGCTGAAGCACCGTTCGGCGTATGCCGTTGACGAGACCGCTCGAGTTCTCGAAGGTTCGCAGCCCCTTCGATGCAAGGCGAGCCTTGGAGAGCCCTGCCGTGGCAAGGTTGGACGGGTCAAGGAAAATCTGAGCACCGAGATCCATCGTCCCCGATAGGAGATTGAATGGCTGAGTGCCCGGCTCAGTGAACGCTATAGCAGCAAGACGCCCTGGGGAGACTCCTGAGACGCCACCGTTCCTGCCCGTGATATGGACAGCGTCAGCGCCTTCGCGGAACAGTTGGGTGACCGGCGTCCCGTAGACCTCACCGGTCACAGCCTTCATGGCTTCGGCTTCGTCCCAGCCCTGGTCTATGAGCACCTGTACTCGTCGGTCGTCAGCACCAAGGATGTCCGAGTTGGCGAAGTAGCCAGAACCAAGATTGACTCTCGACTCCGTGGATGCTTCGAACGGGTCAGAGAACGGCGTGAACAGGTTCATGTAGTTCGCAGCTGCTGACGCCACGTTCCCGAACGGGTCACCGAAGAACTGTCCGAGACCACGCACGCCAGACGATGGAGACGCTTCGGCCCACGCCGAGCCCCAGTTCATGTCCTGATCGTCGTCCTGGTAGAGCAGCACACCCGTACGCAATGGGTGAGAGATGCCTTCTTCCCATATCGTGTCGAAGGCGATCATCCCACCGCGCACTGCTGCCACCGAGATCCCGTAGGTGCCTTGCACCACATCGGCTGCGTAGCTCAATGGGTTGAAGTCGTAGTTGGAGTACTCCTGCTCGCGGCGAGCGCGCTCCTGAGTGTCCAGATCCTTCCACATGGGGTTGAGTGGGTCCATGCCCGCGACAGCACCAGACAGCACTAGAGATGGTGGGAGATTCGGGTACAGGCTCGCAGCAGCAGATACGTTGATGGCGAGCGTCGGAGTCGACAGGGTCGCGAATACAGCTGACGCCCGATAGCGACCCGTGTTCTCGTTGATCGCCGTGCGCTCTGATTCGATATCAGAAAAGCCGATATTAGCCATTGGCGCCACTGTGCTTCAGTAGGGCCGCGATGGCCGGCGTCGGGAACTTCTTGTAGAGCTCGCGCAGGAGCATGCGCGGGTCTTCCTTCATCATCTGCCCGGGGCCACCCGGGACTGGGCCACCTATCGACTGCCCTGGGACTTCCGAAGGCCGGAACATGTCCTGCGTGGGGGCTGCTGGGCCAGGGGAACCGCCAGAAGCCCCTTGACCCAGCGCGCCCGGCCCACCAGACGCCATAGGCGCGGCGCCCTGTTGCGCTTCGGCTGCCTTCCGAGCTCCGTATTCACCACCAGCCGGTACCCGTATGGGCTGCTTCGCCCCTGGCCCGCCGTCTGTTCGTCGACCGGACTGCGGTGTTGATACCGCAGCCGGCCGTTGTGGTGGCCTGTTACCGCCGTGTTGTCGCGTTGTCAAGGTTCACCTCTCAGGCTGGTGGTGGTGGGGTGTAAGAAACACCTATGCCGTGCACTGTCCATACCCGACCGTTCGACGTGAAGGTTGATCCGTCAGCGACAGGGCCGGCAGGGAATCCTCCATCATCAGCATCCATCACAGCAACCGCTACGCCGGCATCAAGGACCGTTCCCTTGTAAACGTCGCCACGTATGTTCCACGTTGCTTGAGCTCGGTGCATCCCCAACAGGAGGGATTCTCCTTGATTGGACTTGTTCGCTCCGTTGAGAGCTTTATCTCCTTGAACGTCAGGCGCTCCGTTGAGCATGACGCTTATGGTGTCAACAGCTGCAAGATTGTCGTAATCGAACCGGATGACATTCCTGTTCAACAACGGAGCCGAAGGTACCAAGGAGAGAAACTGGAAGGCGTCATTGTTCCATTCGACCTTGTAGCTTCCAGTAGTTTCGATATTGCATCGTTGCCCTCGATTGTTGTTTATGTCGAAGTTGTCAAACAAGATAGCCTTTGTCGTTGGAGTCCAATCAATAAGCTCTACATCTACTTCGAAACCGTACTGTTCGGAAACCTCTAGATCTGCCGTCCAGGGTGTTGACAAGTGGTCATTTGCCTCCGTGAACGTGAAGAACCCTGTTGGCCCTGGCTCTGGTACTTCTCCGACTTGCCAAGCTACACCATCCCAATAGGCTTGCGAAGTGTCACCAAGGACGACATGCTGACCTACGGTCCACAGTGTTAACGGATTGGCAATGATACCTGCCATACCAGCAAAATCGGCAGGGATCGTTGAACCTGAAGGTGTGAACACTCCGGGGATTCCTGCATCTGCTCCTGTAGCTGCTGCTGCTTCTGCCGTGGCGCAATCATCTGCTGACCAGTCCGATGCGATGGCATTCTTGTAACCACGCAACGACCCGCACACCTCGACGCCAGCTGCTGCCGGAATGACCTGTGGCGATGTTGCGTTCGAAACGATGGTGTATGCCCCACCGTCAAGGTTGTACCGGAAGTCATATCCACCAGGAAATGACGCTGGTGATGCTGTCCACTGGAACGTGACCTGTTCGACACCAGCATTCGCATTCGGTACTGATGGAGGATTCTCCGGACCTTCAAGAGCGAACCCGTACAATGCCAGGTCAGCGCCACACGAGTCACAGATCTTGTCGTCACCGATGTCTCCAAGCCCTGAGTTGTCAGGCTTCCATCCACATTGTCCACAGAAAGGTCGGGTGTCAGTAATGCTCATGATGTCTCCTGTTCGGCGCAGAGCGCCCTCGCTACTCTGATGAGATCGATCTTGGTGGCGTTGGGGTCGACATAGAGCCCATTGTCCATGAACCATGCCACAACCTTGTCCTTGCCGTACCTGCCGTCAGGGATGCTCGAGCAGTCGATGACCGGTGTTGGCACCGTGTCGATCTCAGGAATCTCTTCAAGGATGTCCTGAGCCGTCGCGGGCTGCTTGGATGGGTCGACAATCGTCGGTCGCCCGAGCTTGTCTTTCTTGGTGAAGTCGATCAGTGGCATGTTGTGCTCCTTCTACATCTGTCCGACCATTTGGACACCGCCACCGGCCGATTCCATCTGGGAGAGTATCGTCTGTACGCCCGGTGGTGGTCCACCCTCGAGCCCTTCTTCGCCCGGCATACCCGGTTGTCCCTGTCCGGCCATCATCGCCATCTCTTCTGCCGATGGCTCTGGGGCTTCTGGGGTGAACAGCTTCTTCAGAATCTTGGTGATGTCTTCGGGGCTATCCATGATCTCGACGAGCGCCATATCGGCCGTCGGGTCGCCCTGCTGGGCTCGCATGCCGAGTGACTGGAGCAGCATCTCGCGCGCCTGGTCTTCGTCGATGCGCTGGTTGATGAGACTCACGTTGTGGAATCCGTCAAGGTTCTCCTGCATCGTGCGTCTGTCCATGATCCGCGCCTGCACCAGTTGGAGTCCTGCCACGATCTTCGAGTTCTCATCGAAGGTCGCCATAGCTCCGTAGATGCGCTGGGTCCGGTAGTCCTGGTCGATGTCCTTCGACGGGGTGTACTTCTCTTCGAACTGAGTGCCACCTTCATACCAGATCACTCTCTTCTCTGTCTCGGGGTGCATCTTCTCTTCCCATTCCAACCGCTTCCGGTCGATGAGTTCGACGCCATGCCCGATGGCTGTCTGATATTCCCTGACGGCAAGGTCAGCCGAAGAGCCGAGCTCACGGATGCCCTGACCTGTCGCGAAGGAGTTCGGGGACTGCCCGTCCTGCGCCACGTCGTAACCCGACACGACACGGAACTGGCGTTCCAGGATGTTGATGGCCTGCCACGTTTGCTGGAGCTGGTCGGATGTCGGCTTCTCGATACGGGTGCCAGGTTCGAACTCGTTGTAGGAGAACCGTCCACGCTTGTAGGTGTTCCCCTTCATCTCGCCGATGACGTTGGTCTCACGGAATGTGGAATCCTCGACGCCGATGAGCCCGAGAATGTTGAGCTTGGCCATCATCGCCATCAGCCCGAAGGCGTGATGGAACTGGCCTTGGAGTTGGTCGAAGGAGTACTTCTTTATCATCACGAACGCTGGGCCGGAAGTGAGCGGGTTCGGGATGAAGCTGCACATCATGGAGTACTCAGGGCAGACGATGTAGGTGCCGTCGTCGCACATGTACTCGATGACCGTGACGGTGTCCGAGCCCTTGCCTTCCCATCCTGAGATCTGGGCGTACCCCTGAATGGCGTTGCCCTTGCGAGCGTTGTCAATCGAAGCCATCTTCTCTCGCACATGGGGGAAGATGTTCTTCATGTCCCTGCGTGTGACCCTGCGATAGATGGCCACTTCGGACGGCTGTTGGTCGACGCCCCACTGGCCGGGGTAGACATTGAACGGGTCACGGAGCTCGGCGACCGGATAGGTTTCGCCACCGAACGTACGTTCCCTGATGACGTGCAGCGTGTAGCCGTAGCCGATGAGCCAGCGAGCGATCTGGGGGAACTGCATGTCGAAGCTGGCCGTCTCGTCCCAACCGGTCACGATTCTGGCACGCTTCTCGGCAGCTTCCCTGGCCTTGTTCGTGTCACGGGTCGGGATCATGTCGGTCTTGAGCGTCGGTGGGCGCCCGATCTTCTGCGACTGGCGCTCCATACCTGAGTGCATGATGTTCGCCGTGGGCAGGTCGACCGAGAATCCGGCCGGCAAGGAGAGCTGTTGACTCATCGCTGCCGAGTTCATCACGGCCTGCACCCCTTCGGCGCCACCGTTCATCACGGCACGGATGCGCTCGCGGTCGGTGATGTTCGCAAGGTTCTTCAGGATGCGTGATCGATCGAGCACATGTTCGAGAGTTTTCATACCCGTTCCATCGCCTTCATCTGGTCAGCCTTCCAGCCATCAGCGACCACGCCACCGCTGAACAGGAAGAGCTTGTTGGTTACCCGTGTCCGCGTGCAGGTCGAGTTGAGACACTTGCCCTCGAGCGCTCCGCAGGTACCGCAGTGTCCAGCGTTGTCCATCCACATGAGCAGGAACAGGTCACGGGCTTCCTGCTCACCGAGCTCCATCAGGAACTCCATGATGTCTTCATCGAAGCGTGCTTCCGTGTCGTTCTTATCCAGGAAGAACGAGAGCCACGCTTCTTCATCTTCGTCGAGTGGGGTCTTGACGAGATAGATCGGCTGACCCTGGAAGGTGGCCGTGTCGGGGTAGTTGGCGACTCTCTTCGCTGCTTCCTTGTCCAACTTCGCCTTGATCTTCAGGAAGTCTTCCCGACCGGCAGCCGAGAAGAAGATGATGCGGTCGTCACCGCGGTTGTCACATTCCATGTTGTTGTGGAAGTCCACCGAAACGTCACCGATGTGAAGGTGGTGAACGTCTATATCCTTCAGCTGCATGTCAACTCCCTAGTCCGTAAACGTTCGCATCTGTCACACCCCAGGGTGCATGACCACCCACATCGCCGAACATAGGGTACGACGACTCCACCGCGACTTCAACTTGTGTGGCACGCTGCTCTTTGGTGAAGCTCTGGATCTTGCCTGCCCACGGGAACCACATCGCCATCTTGATGTCGGTCTTGGCTTTCTTCCTGACGACCCCGTCGGTTGTCCACAGCTCGAGCTGGCGCAGCAGCATGTTGGTCTTGCGCCGAGCTTCGTTGGTTCCGAACGGCAGGTCAACAGAGCCTGAGTGGAACAGCGGAGCCATGGACGAGATGCCCAGCTCAGCGTCCTTCTTGTTCTTACCGGTGTTGTGATCCTTGATGACGATCTCAGGGTGGGTCTCTTCGCAGATGTGGCACGGGCGTGTCCGTAGCTCACGCTTGATGGTGTCGAACCAGTCAACCTGCGTGGAGTTCGTCTCGAAGTACCAGAGCTCGAGCCCGTATGTGTGGTACCACTCACGGATTATCTTGAGCGCACCCTGCGAGCCACCGGACTGAAGGGTGTCGATGTCGACCATCGACAGCTTCACCTTTTGGGGCGTGTCGGCTGCACGGTAGTGCCACAGGTACGATGCCTGGATACCGCGCGCCGACGGGTCGAGCCCACCGACGAGCCAGCCCAACGGCAGACCTTCGAGCCCGAGACCGCGCTCACGGTTCAGGCCGACGTCACGGATGAGCTTCACATCGAAGACCTGCCCATCTTCGGGTATCGGGTTGTTCAGGTAGCGCAACGGGTACATGTGTCCGAGACCGAGCGTTTCCATCTCGAGCTTCTTCTCCATCAGATACCGGTACGACCGGACTTCGGGGAACAGCATGCAGTCGGTATGGACGGTCAGGTCGTCAGGGTCTTCACCGCACTCTTCGTCGTGGGCCGAGTCGACGATTATCTTCCATTGCAGGATGGTGTCTTCGAGATCGAGAATCGAGTTCGGGATGTCATCAGGGTGCTGGCGTGAGCCGATGTAGACTTCGGCCGTCTCTTCGACCTTGCGTGTCCCGATCTCTGCGAGCTTGTTCTTGGAATAGAGTCGCTGACCTTCTTCACGGGTCGAGTCGAAGTCTTCAAGGTCGTCGATGATGACGAGATCCATGTCCCTTGACAGGAACTTCGATGTGCGCCCAATGGCGATCATGGTCGATGACTTGGCACCGATGTGGGTCTGCTGGGCGACCTTGATCTCTTTCTTCGACCATGGCTTGTTCGACTTCAGCCCAGGGTCGAATATCTCACCAGGTGGCAGCACGTCCCTGATGAGCGTTTCATCGCTCTCGAGGATGTCCTTCACCGAACCGAGCATCAGTTCGGCGATGTCTCTCGAAGCGCAGAACCAACCGATACGGATGTTCGGGTCCATCATGACGAGCCAGATGACGAACCGGATCAGGGTCTCGGACTTCCCGTGGCGCGGGGGCGACAGGATGAGTTGTTTCCCCCCTGTTGCGTAGGCTTCGATGATGGAGCGAATCCATCTGAGATGGAACTCCTTGATGATGGGGCGCTTGCCTTCAAGGTTGAAGTACCGGCGAGAGAAGACTGAGTACGCACGCACGAGCTCTTCGATGAGCAGGGTGTACTCGGTGGTGTCGGTCTGGCCGGAGAGCCCGAGCACACGAGCCCTGTCCATCTTGGCCTTGGGCAGCATCGCCTTGACCCGTGACGACTGTTTCCACTTGGCCCGTTCGTTCTCGACAGCCATCTCGGCAAGGATGGCATGCATCGCCCTGGTCACAGCCGGCACGGACACATCGAGCTGGATGGCGAGAGCGCTCGCCGTGATGTCGCCGTTGAGCAGCATCTCGAGCTTTATCGGGTCGTCCTTGATGACCTTCATCACATGACCCTGACGCTCCTGCTTGACAGGGCTGGTCGTGTTCGGATTACGGAACATGTTGACGGTGTTCTCACCGTCCTTCTTCGCTTGCAGCTTCGCCGCATATCTGAGCTTGCCGGACTTCTTGCGGTGCTGCTCGGTGCAGTACTTGGCGTTCACGCCCCTGCTCTTCGGGATCTGCTTCTGGCACCCTTCGAGCTGGCAGTATGGACGCTCGCGCTGCTGTCTGGCGCCGTGGTCGCGGAGTGGCTTGCACTCGTAGCAGAACTTCCGGTTGGCGCCGGATGTCCCCTTGCCCATCCAGTGGGTGCCGCACTTGACGCAATCGCCCTCATAGATCCGGTTGCCGACATCCTTGAGCCCGTCCATGGGCGTCCAGTCCTTGGTGGGCTCACGCTCACGTCTGCGCTGGGTGGCTTCGTCCTTGACGACCTTCTCAGCAGCGATCTCCACGAGCCGGATCTCCTGACAGGGCTCGCAGTACTTCCGGTAATGGGCTCCGGTGCCGGACGCGGTGAAGTCGGCGTCACACTTGACGCAGACCTTTTCCAACGGAGCAGCTTTCCCTGACGGAACGGGTGGACGGCAGTCAAGGCAACGAATACGGCTGGGATGGGTCGGAGAGAAGGAGACGCCACATTCAGGGCATTCCTTCTCTCCCCAATCCATCGTTGAGTGATCGACCATGGGCTGTCCTGCTAGGCAGGGCCACCCTTGGAGCGTGGTGGCGTCTTCGCATCACGGGCCCGGGTCTTGTCAGAGACGTACGGGTCGAGAGCTTCGACAGCTCTCTTGACTTCAGGTCGGTGATAGCTCGAGCGAGCAGGGTTCGGGTTCTCCGTGACGGCAGACCCTGGAAGGTTGACGAGAACATCCATCAGCACTTACCGCCTTCGAGCTTGATCTTGCCGGACGACGTGCGCTGTCCGGCCGTGTTCAGGGCAGTTGCGACACCAGACGAACTGGTCCGCTTGCCGCCTTCAATCTTGGCACCCATTGAGTACTCCTTCGGGATCGGATATCACAACCCTATCACACGAAGGAAGGAAAGCTCGGGGACAGGGACTCGAACCCCGCTTGCGTGGTCCAAAACCACGGGTCTTGCCACATAGACGACCCCCGAAAAGACGGACTCCCCGTGAAGGGAGTCCGCTGTACTGGGGGTTTCCCAGGATAGATAGCTTCCAACCCCAGACCGTCAGCCTACTCGGTATGAGTCTCGTAGGTGTTCTCGACACCCTGAAGGTCACGCTGACGTGTTCGCCAATCCAACCACTGGAGTGCTTCCTCGAGCTTGGTGATCGCGAGAGAGTTCTCTCGGCACCGGAACTTCGGGTTGCTGTTGAAGAACATGAGGCGCTGACGTGCAGCCTCAATCACGTCCTCAACGAACGCCCCGTTCTGCCCACTGTCACCAACGATGCCGTCCTGATAGTAGATGACGATGGCAGTCTCATTCGGTGAAACCGAACCCGGAGCAATCCCCGGAGCAGCCATCGTCGTCACTCCACCCGTCGGATTCCCGTGCTCATCCGTGGTGAAGCTCGACTTCACCTGTGTCTCGCTCTGTCTGTGTCCCATGTTTACGCCTTCCTTTCAGGCTTCGGGT